CAGGTCAGATGGTAATTGATGGTGTTATTTTAGAAGAATATAAAGTTAATCATGTTAGAGAACCAATTGAGCGGCGAGGGGTAGATAGTAATGTTTGGGTGTGGGAACCACCAAATTATTCAAAGGATTATGTAGTGAGCGCGGATGTGAGTAGAGGTGATGGATCAGATTACTCTGCATTTCATGTCATGGAAGTAGAAGAGTGTAAACAAGTAGCGGAATATAAAGGTAAGATTGGTACTAAAGATTATGGTAATTTACTAGTAAATATATCTAAGGAATATAATAATGCATTACTTGTTATTGAAAATGCATCAATTGGTTGGGCAGCTATACAACAATGTATAGATAGAGATTATGAAAACTTATTTTATATGTCAAAAGATTTACAAGTGGTAGATACACAAAAACAAATGTCTAATAAAATTTATAGACAAGAAAAACAAATGGTCCCTGGATTTACAATGTCTATGAAAACAAGACCATTAGTAATAGCAAAATTAGAAGAATTTTTTAGAGAGAAATCGGTAGAGGTTTATTCTTCGCGACTAATAGACGAGTTGTTCGTATTTATATATAACAATAATAGAGCAGAGGCAATGTCAGGATACAATGATGATTTGGTCATTTCCTTTGGAATTGCTTTATGGATACGAGATACCGCTTTACGTTTAAGAGCGGAAGGAATAGAATTACAGAAGAAAGCTATTTCTAGTATAACTATGAATCCAGCAATATATAAGCAAACTGATGAAAATGATTCTTGGCAATGGGAAGTTGATAAGAAAAAAGAAGATTTAACTTGGTTAATAAAATAAAGAGGAAAAAATGGCTGATACAAGCTTAAGAAATAGATTAAAGAGATTATTTTCAACTAACGTAATTGTTAGGAATGTGGGTGGAAAACGATTAAAAGTAATTGATACTAGTAAATCTCAATATATGCCAACTAGAGGGTTGATTGATAGATATAAAAAGATTTATTCCACTGGTGGCGCAGGATTATCTGGTTACTCAGATAATCAATTAGTTAAGTCGTTACGACTTGGGTTATTTAGAGATTATGAAGCAATGGACGGTGACGCTATACTTTCTTCTGCATTAGATATATATGCAGATGAATCTACTATGAAAAGTGAGTATGGAAATGTTCTTGAAATAAATACACCAAATGATCAAATTTTTAAAATTTTACATAATTTATATTACGATGTATTAAATATAGAATTTAATTTATGGCCTTGGGTAAGGAATATGTGTAAATATGGTGATTTTTATTTAAGATTAGATGTTGATGAACGTTTCGGTATTAGAAATGTAGAACCTTTATCTGTTTATGATGTAACTAGATTAGAAAACGAAGATCCAGAGAATCCAGAATATGTAAAATTTAAATTAGAATCAGGAACTTCTGGAGGGGCTGCGCAACATTCTATTAGCAGTAGGGAAGAAGAATTTGAAAATTATGAAATTGCACATTTTAGATTACTTTCCGATTCAAATTATCTTCCTTATGGTAAATCAATGATTGAAGGTGGTAGAAAGACTTGGAAACAATTATCTCTTATGGAAGATGCTATGTTGATTCACAGAATCATGAGAGCACCTGAAAAAAGAATATTTAAAGTTGATATTGGAAATATACCACCTGCAGAAGTTGATAATTATATGAATCAAATTATTGATAAGATGAAAAAAGCCCCCGTTGTAGATAAAGCAACTGGAGAATATAATCTTAGATATAATATGCAAAATATTACTGAAGATTTCTTTATGCCAGTTAGGGGTGGAGATAGTGGAACTCAAGTTGATTCATTACCAGGATTAACTTATGAAGCAGTAGAAGATATTGAGTATTTAAGAAATAAATTATTGGCTTCATTACGTATCCCAAAACCATATTTGGGATTTGATGAGAATGTTGGAGAAAAGGCAACACTTGCAGCTGAAGATGTAAGATTTGCTCGTACTATTGAAAGAATTCAAAGAATTGTAATGAGTGAATTAATGAAGATTGGTATTGTTCATTTGTATGCTCAAGGATTTACAGATGAAGAATTAGTTAATTTTGATTTAGAGTTGATGAGTCCTTCTACAATATATGAACAAGAAAAAATTTCACTTTGGAATGAAAAAACTTCTTTAGCGTCATCTATGATAAGTGATGGTTTACTTTCTACAGAGTGGATTTATAAAAATATATTTAAATTTACAGATGAAGAAATTAAAAAAGAAGATAATAAGATTGTATATGATTACAAACAAAAATTTAGAAGAGCTCAGATAGAATCTGAAGGAAATGATCCATCTAAATCTGGTGAATCACAAGGAACACCTTCAGATATGGCGATGGGAAGAACTGGACATGAATTAGAAAATGATGAATTAGGTCCAGAGGGTGGAAGTCCAGAAGGTGGCTGGGAAGGTGCAGGTAGACCCAAGGAACCATCACATTATAAAAAAGACAGTCATATTAGAGGCAGAGACCCATTAGGGGCGCATGAAAAGAAAAAACAAGCATCTAGTAATCCAAAATACGGTAAAATTATGGCTTTAGCACATTTGGATAAGCTTAAGAATACTTTAAAACGTAAATCTGATATAACCCTAATAAATGAAGTTGATGAAATAGATGAAGAGTATAAAGAAGATGTTAATAATAAGTAAAGTTAATCAATATTTAAGAAGTTTTATATTTATTTATGACAAACTATATTGGAGTGATTTATGTCTAAACGATTAAGACACACTAAGATTAAAAATACTGGTGTGCTATTTGAAGTATTGACCCGACAGGTGACTGCGGATATAATGGAAAATGTAGAGTCAAAGGCAGTAGCTTTGATTAAAAAGCATTTTCATAAAAATTCTGCTTTAGGAAAAGAGTTAGAATTATATAATATACTTACTACAGAAACATATAAGCGTCGTGATAAGGCTGATAGATTGGTGGACGCAGTAATTAAAAGTAGACAAAGACTTTCAAATAAAACACTTAGATCAGAAAAGTTTAATCTTATTAAAGATATTAAAGAAACTTATGATGTAGGTGCTTTATTTTCTACTAGAATGCCAAATTATAGACGATTAGCATCTATTTACAAATTATTTTTATATGAAACTACTGGGGAAGATATAAATCCGAAAGAAATTGTAGATTCTAGAGATTATATAGTTGAATCGCTAATTACAGAAACTTCTAAACAGAAACCAAAAAGTGAATTAGCTCAAGAATATATTGATGAGTCTAAAGATGTTAAATTATTAGCCTATACTTTAATGGTAGAAAAATTTAATAAAAAATATAGTACATTAAGTCATGCTCAAAAAGAAGTTTTGAGAAAATATATTAATAACGTATCAAATACAAACTCCTTATCAGAATTTATTGAAGGTGAGGTGATTAATATTAAGGATGCTTTGAAAAATTTGGTACCTAGTGTAACTGATGATATTACTAGTATAAAATTAAAAGAAGTAATTGCACAGGCTGATGCACTTTCGGAGAATAATAAAGGGACTGAAAATAAAGTAATTACTCTAATGCGATATTATGAACTTGTTAAGGAATTAGAAGATGTCTCAAGAAAATCTAAAAAACTTCATTCGTAGAACAATAATAGAATTGTTAGATGATGAAAAGTTGGCCGAAACAACTTTTACTGGAAATGTACCAGGATATCAGACTCCGTTTGCATTTAGTGGAAAGGGGAAAGTTAGTAAGAAGAAAAAGAAAGAGCTAGCTACTAATTCAACTGGGTATAAAATTGTTGAAGGTAAATATCACGATTATAGAAATGATGATAGTATAACACCTAAACAAAAAATTGGTCGATCTATGAGAGAGATTAGAGATCATCTTGCAGAAATTGATAAATTGACTAAAATGAATGTAAGATTGAAGAATGAGATGGATGTTGATTCAAGGTCATATTGGAAAAATACTCATAAGGCTATGCGAAGAATTAGTGAGCGATTAATAAAGTTGGCTAAAAGAGTAGGACAATTATATTAATGTTGAAATTAAAAAATCTTTTATTTACGGAAGATATAAAAGATATAGCAAAGGCTAAAAAAATTAAAAGACAGATTCAAGGAGATGAAAGTCGTATGAGATTACATATGAATGCGTTAGCAGATAGGATGAGAGCTGATATACCGAATGGAAAGTTATCAGACCAATTAACTAACTCATATCAGAAAAATGTAACAAAATTTATGAGAGAAATGATCTCATTAGTAAAGAGGATGAAATAATATGAATCGAGAATTATTAGTAGATTATTTACCTTTTGAAATAACAAGAGAACAAATAAATGAATCTATGAAAGAAAATAACGGTAGATTAGTTGTTCGCGGAGTATTACAGAGGGCAGAAGCTAAAAATCAAAATGGTAGAGTATATCCAAAAGAAGTATTGATGAGAGAAGCTAAAAAATATACGGAATCTTTTATTAAAGAACAACGAGCTTTAGGTGAATTAGATCATCCAGAAAGTTCGGTAGTAAACTTACAAAATGTTTCTCATAATATTAAAGAAATGCATTGGAATAATCATGATTTGGTTGGTACAGTAGAGGTATTAGGAACTCCGGCAGGTAATATTTTAACAGAATTATTTAAAGCAGGTATTAAGTTGGGTATTTCATCTAGAGGAATGGGTTCAGTAGAAACTGTATCAGAATCAGAAGATGGTGATACACAAGAAGTACAACCAGATTTTGAATTGATAGCATTTGACTTCGTTTCCAATCCATCTACGCAGGGAGCTTTTATGTATCCAATGCAAGAATCAGTAGATCGTAAGAATCCTACTGGTAGAACTTGTGGTGATTATTGTAAAGTAGAATCTATTATTAATGATATTTTGCGAGGTGCATAATGAAAATGCATAAAACTTTTAGTTGGCGTAAATGGAATGACTTTATTCTTGAAAAGAATGATGTTTTAGAAGCTTCGGATTATAAATTTGTTTTAACACTACCTAAACATATTTACGGTGGGATGAGAGCAGTGTTTAATTCAAAGACGGCAGCGCAACGGTATATGGAAGATGAAATTGGTTCAGAAGCTTGGAAGCATGTAAAAATTAAAAAGGAACGAGTTAAATGAGATCTCCTTATAAAGAATTAATGGAAAGTGAATTGAACGAACTTCCAGCATTTAGTTCTCCAGAAGCTTCTAAACAAGTTGATATAGACATTGTTAAAATGTCAAAGATTTTAGGTAAAGCATCACAACAAGTTATTAAAACTATGATGGATGGAGTAAAAAGTCATAAGTATGATGCAATGGATTTACAAAGAGGGATTCGACAGGGTGATGTTCGAAGAACACATTATGGGGAAATGAATTTTATACAACAATTATGGACTAAGGTAAGAAGTGGATTTAGAAGATACACACCTACTGGAAAATTGAGATAATTATGGAGAATAAAAATGGCTAAAAAGAAAACAACTTTAAAACAAATAGCAGAACATATTATAGCTGGAGGATTTGTATCACAGCCAGCAATGATGGATATGGATATGTTTAGAACTAAAATTAAACCCAACAGTGAAGTTAAGACACCTGATATTAAATTAAAAAGTCTTGTTGAAGATGAAACTCACGAACCAGTAAATTCAGGTAAATTTAATCACGCATTGAAAGCATTTCCGAGATTGGGTGAAGCAATTTATGGTAAACATGATCTGAAAAGTGTTGCTGAAACTCTTTCTTATTTAGCAAAAACATCTAGACAACATGCTTTAAGTGAAACCGAAGAATGGTTTGATAAAATTACTGTTAATCGTAATATGAAAGAATTAGGTGCTCTTTCAGGACAATTTAGTAAAATTTCTTCTGAAGCAAAATCACTACAAGAGAGAATGTCAGCTTTATATGAAGATATGGGGCATATTATTAATAGATATTATGATTTAGATGAAGCAGATGAGGAAGAATTGGATCCAGTAGGACAGGAAGATGATGACATTGATAATGATGGTGATTCAGATGATAGCGATGAATATTTGAGAAATCGTAGAAAAGCTATTGCTAAATCTGTAAAAAAAGAATCTACAGATCCTTGGAAAGATAGAAAATGGGGTGATCCTTTACCTACTTTAGAAGATTATGTAACATCTACGTTGAAAGAAGAGGATAAAGAGGTAGATGAAGCAGCTAATGACCCAAAACTTAAAAGTATGAGATCAAAGTTAAGTAAATTAAGACTTAGAATTGCACAAATGGAGAATGAGCCTGGTGGATCTGCAAGAGCTGAAAATCTTAGAAAACAAAGAGATTCTTTAAGAGATCAAATTGCTAAACTTTCAGGATCAGCTCCAAAACAAGGTAAATGGGCTAAAAAGTTAGGTAAATAGATAAGTGATTAAATTAAAAGATATAATAAAAGAATCAAAATGGGCAGACCGTAACTGGGGTGATCCTTTACCTACTTTAGAAGATTATATGACTGAAGCCGAATCAATGAAACTACAACCTAAAGGTGGTGGTAAAACAGTTACATTTAAAGATAAAGACAACTATGAAAAAGCTAAAAAATCTGGTGATTATGAAGACCCCGAAGGGTCAGGAGATGGCGGTGAAAAAGAAGAACCATCTGGTAAATTAGGTGCTGGAGATTTTGAGAGAGATACTGATACTACTCGTGGAGACCCTGATGATTCTTGGGATGATGACGAAGGTAAACCAAAACCAAGTGGTGGAGATTTTACAAAAAGTGCTGATTATGATATGTGGTCAGATGATGATCCTGACGCAAAACAAAAAGGTATGGATAGAGCATCAGGTTTAGCTAAAAAAGGTATGGAAAAACGACCAGGTGGAGAACAAGCAGAAAAAGATTATCAGAAAGCTGACCAAATGATAAAGAAATACGCTGGTAGAGATATAGAAAAAGCAGAATTTTGGGCAAAGAAAAAGAAGCAGGCATCAGATGCAATGATGGGTGAAATTACAATCAATAGTAAACAATATAAAATAATTTCTGAATCTATTAATTCTACAGTATTTGATCCCAAAGGTGAAATTAAAAGTTTCTGGAATAGAATTAAAGATAAATAAATAGAGGTTATAATTGATAGAAGTTAAGGTTAAAAAGAATAACATTGAAAAGGCGTTACGAGAATTTAAGAGAAAAGTTAAAGACTCTAAATTAATGCTAGAATTGTCTGAAAATAGTTATTATACTAAGCCATCTGTTAAAAATAGGCGGCAAAAGCTAAGAGCTAAGCTCAGAATGAAGCAAAATACAGAAAAAATCAATAATTCTGACTAATTTTAGATCTTTTTGTTAAAAAAGTTTATATTTATATAAAAACAAATACACTATGGGGAAAACCTTCCCATCATATAGTGTACCAATGAATATGTCATATAATAGTTCTCAATAACTATTTTAAATCCAAATAGTGATTATTAATTTAATCATAGGAGAAAAGTAATGGATGATCTTTTAAAAGAAGCCATTGCAGATGCAAAAGCAGTTCGTGAAACAGCTCTTGAAAACGCTAAAGTAGCTTTGGAAGAAGCTTTTACACCCCGCTTGAAATCTATGCTTTCTAAGAAAATTCAATCCGAGATTGAAGACGGAAGTACGGAAGATGAAGTAACAGAGCAGGATGAAGAAGTAGAAGAAGAAGTTCAAGATGAAGGTGTCTATGAAGATGATGAAGACCCTTCTGATGAATATTCTGATGAATATTCTGAAGAAGAAGCTGAAGAAGAAGAAGCTCCCGAAGAAGAAATGCCAGAAGATGGTATGGAAGAAGAAGGAGTTATCGAGATTAATGGTGTAAAATATGCACCAGTTGTTTCTGAAGAAGAAGATGAAGAGGGTGAAGAATTTGCCCCTGAAGATGATGAAGAAGTTGAAGATGATATGGGTGAAGGTGAGGATCTTGATCTAGAAGCCGTTCTGAGAGAATTAGAATCAGAATTGGAAGAAGATGAAGATGCTGATTTTAACGAAGAATCTGAAACTGATGAATCTGAATCAGTAGATGAAGCTGATGAAGAAGATGAAGATGAAGAAGAAGTCAAAGAAGAAGTTGACAAATCTTCTGGTATCGGTAAATCTGATAATCACAAAGGCGAATCTGACGAAACTTCTAAAATAGGCGTTCCAGGAAAAGCAAAACACGAATCAGTTGAAATAACTGAAGGTGATGATGATCCTGACGTTGAAGAAGTAGAAGAAGAAATTGATTTAGAAGAAGTATTAAGAGCACTTCAAGAAGAAGATGAAGAAGATACTACCTCTGAAGATATGGAAAATCTTCAAACAGAACTTGACGAGCATCGCGATGTCGTAAAATATCTTCGTTCTAAGTTGAACGAAGTCAACTTACTTAATGCAAAACTTTTGTTCACAAATAAACTGTTCAGGTCGTACGGTTTGTCTAATGATCAGAAAATGAAAGTAGTTGAAACGTTTGATAGAGCAAAGAACCTTAGAGAAGTCAAGTTGGTTTATGCAACTATGGCAGAATCTTTTGTTAATGGCTCTATTAGAGAAGAAATTGTTAAAGAATCAAAAAAGGGGTCAGCTTCAAAACCAGTTGCTAGCACGAAATCTGAAAAACAGGAACAAGAAATTATTACTGAATCAGATGTAATGAAGCAGCGGTTTAAAAAGTTGGCTAATATCCTTTAAACATGGAGAATTATTATGTCAAGTAAGGCAATAGCAGAAATTATGGATGGCTATAACCCGCATATTGAGCGTCGGAATGAAACGAAGAAGCTCATAGAAAAGTGGGAAGCTACCGGTCTGTTAGAAGGTCTCGGAGACGAAAATAAAGTTCATACAATGGCACAGTTGCTTGAAAATCAAGCACGTCAGCTTATTGATGAATCTTCAAGAGTTGGTGGACCCGGTACAGAAGAATGGAGTGGAGTTGCACTTCCTCTAGTTAGACGTATCTTTGGTGAATTGGCAGCACAGGAATTCGTTTCTGTTCAGCCTATGAACCTTCCATCAGGTCTAATTTTCTATCTAGACTTTAAATACGGTACAGCCAATCAAGGCTTTAGCGTTGGAGAAGATGTTTATGGTAACACATCAGCATCTGGTGATGCAAGTGGTGGTCTTTATGGTGCAGGTAAGTTCGCTTACTCAACCAAGCAGCAGGAAACTGCCGCACAGTCCATTCACGCATCAAGTGTAGCAAGCGGAACCTATACAACTGGTTCTGTTGCAGCAAGAGATATTGACTATGAACCCGGCTTAACTATTGGAACAGCAGGCGCAGATAACTCACTTAATAAAGTGACAGTTTCTACCGCAGGTATGACT